AGCAGCTTTTGCAACCTCTGGTGTAGAAGCTTCACCAGTTCTTTTCGCATGAAGAACTGCACCCATAAACCTTTGCTGTTTTTTAGAGACTGCTTCTTCATTAGTCTCTCTTGAAGCTGCTCGAACAGCTCGTCTAACATCATGGGATACATCTGCTTTTACCTTAGCAGATATTTCATTTTTAAGTCTTTCACGCTTTATTGCTTTTTTATGAGCAGTTTGGTGATCAGCTGCTTTAGACTTATTTGTTTTGGTGAATGTTGCAAGTTTTTCTTTACGCTTCTGGATTCCTTCCTTCCGCTTATCATCAAGATCTTCATTAACATCTACATTACCTTTGGTATTTGTAGGTGCATGAACACTTCGATGTCTTTGATCTCTTGCTTTTTTAGTTGCTTTAAGTTCCTTATCCTTTTGAGCATAAGTATCTTCTTCATTAACCCATTGATCTGATACCTTCATTTTAGGCATAACATCTTCAGGTCTAATGAGATCAATAATCTCAGCAAACTTTTCACCAGTGCATGTGCGAAGAACTACGTTCTCACCCATTCCACCACCATCACCACCGTTACCACCATTGCCACCATTACCGTTACCATTCTTACCCTCACCTTCATCCCCATCATCTTCGTCTTGAACTAGACGACCTCTACCACCTACGTGATATCCAGAGGGAATCTTTTTGCATTTTTTATCAGTGTAACAATAATAATATCCCTGTTTACAGGATTTATGCATGTGGTCTTCAAAAACGTCGTTATTAATCTCAGTAACAATTAAATCAACAATCTTTAATCCTTCAATCTGTGGATTGGGAGGAAGTTCGATTTTAGATTTTAATTTACGTTTTGCCACATCTCTCTCATTAGGATTTGACGATTTAGTCATATTCCTAATCTTAGCCTGTTTAGAGGCAGTCTTATGAGATTTTTTATTAATGGCAAAACTAGGCATTTTCAAACGCAGTTTTTTTCTATTTATCTTTTTCTTCCGCTTTGTTCTTTTTAAGTAACTTGGATAATTCTGCTGTTGAACCAAAGAACATAGCATTGGTAACGTTAGTTGGACCTTTTGGATTATCCTCCTCAACTTCTTTAATCTTCTTCTGAAGATCCATTAACTTATCTGTTGTATCAGAAACAGATTTAATAAGTTGACCAACAACCTCAAATGCTCTTGCATTTCCTTGATCAACTGCTATTTCTAAAGCACTATCTAATGCTTCTTGTCCTTTCTCAATAATAGAATATAATTGCCCTCTTGTATAATCATAATCCTTCTCTATATCAACATCTTTATTCTTAGATGTCTGTACTGGTTTCTTAGATTCTGGTTTTACAACTTCGGTCTCAACAACTTCTTCTATATCAAAAGTGTCATTTAGATCTTTAAATTTGTCAGTCATAGTCTTACCCATTCTCTTTCTTGATATATTCCACCCCAGTTTTCAGTAGGTACTGGCATTGCAAAACTTACTGATAATCTAGAAGTAATTGAAGTTGCCAGGTGTGGATAATGAGCAGGAATTTGAACTGCATCACCTGGTTCCATAATACTATCTATAATAGGTTCAGTATCCATCTCCATATTTTCATTGTATTGATTAGGGTCTACCTTATCCCAAATCTTCCAATGAGTCTTACCTTCACACTGAACTATAATATTATCATTATCATCAAAATGAATACCAAAAGGATGTTTTTGATCTATATCAATACAACTGTAAATATGTGCATCAACTGCAGATTTAAATTCTTTTTCAATCTTATATGCCAAATTATTAATTGTCTCTGTTGTTCTAGACATCTCAGTAAACCAGCAAACATATCTTTGTACTGCTTCTCTTAAAACAGTAGGAGGATAGCATCCTGGATTAGTTGTCCATATATCATTTTCCCATACCATATTTGCTTCTGGAGAAAGTATATGAACCTTCTCTTGAGTCATTAATGGTCGTATGTTTATTATATTCTCGAATTCATGCCAAGATAATAAATTAGGATGATAATCCTTCAGATATTGTGGTTTCATGTCCCACTGAATCCAAAGTCATCCCCTGCTTCTATAAGTGCATTATCAGCACTAGTAATTCCTTTGACATCACTACCTCGAACATGTTCAATGGCAGATGTATTATAAGAAGCACGTTTTACAGTTAGTTTATTACCAGTAATATCAGTAATATACATTGTCTCATTGTTAATATCAATATATGTTTGTTCTGCTAATCCTGCAGAATCATCTACAGGAATAATAGTTGCTGTTGCAAGAACATCTTCTGAGAGATTTGCAATAACATCTCCAGTATAATTCTTCGTAGCAACTGGTGTAGCATATGCAATCTGACGACCAGAACCTGCAGTACTTCTTTCTCCAGGTGAAATACCAATAGATACCTTCTTGATAAGATCTTTTGGTGTACTTGGAACTGGACCAAATAGGTATGTTTTAGCAGTAAAACTCAAGGTATACAATAATACCCTTCTTGATGTATAATCTCCTTCATAGTTGTCTTCAAAAGCAACATTATCTAGAGTAATTGGAATATCTTTCTTCTCTCCAATAGTCTCTACTAAATCAACTGTAATCGTGTAATTGGGTTGAAAATATGGAAGTATTTGCTCTACGATTTGTAATGCGTCATCATTTAACAAAGTCATTATGGACAACTCAAACTGCATGTTATAAGGAACAGGCATATAAACCTTACGCACATCCTTCTTATCAGTTTTTATTGTAGTTACAAAAGTCTGTGTTGCACCAACCTTCCTAGTAGTATCATATTCAATGCCCGTAAACTCAAAAGACATTCTGGGCAAACTCATAGATACTGGTTTATTCAGATCTGGTTGTTGCTCAATTCTTGCTAAAAACTTCTGAGTTGGACCATATGCCAATGGAACTTTAATAATCGCAGATGGATCAGCAGAACTATCACCATCTCTGTGAATAGTGATACTATTGAAGAGAGTACCGAATCCAATTACGGTTTTTCTAAAAATTTGATGGTAAAAATGATCAAACATAATTATACATTTCCAAATGGGTTACTTTCACTAAAGTCTAATATATTATCTGCTTCAGACTCTATAGTTGCATTTTGAGGGAATCCAGTTTCTGGAAGATCATCACTATTTAGATCACTTATACAGAACCTTGTTGAAGTTTCTTGACCAACAATGTACTCTCCTTTTTGGAAGGTTCCTACAATCTGACCAACTCTTAATTCTCTTGTAACAGCATTCCAAGTCTTAACTTGAGCAGTTGCACTACTTGCTGTACCAACTATATCCTCTCCTCTATTAAATGAACCAGTTCCTCCAGTTTGTACTGGTGGTGCAATTAATATTTCTGGAGTATCAGTGTACCATCCACCACAAGATTCGTAAACAAGTGCAGTAACTGAACCTGCAGCAGATACAACTGCTTTAACCACTGCTGGTATAGTTGTACTACCAATACCACTATATCCATCAGGTGCAAATGCTACCGTTGGAATTCCAACATAACCTCCACCACCATTGGTAATAGTAATAATACCACAAACACCATCAGCAATATTTGTTATTGCATATGCACCAGCACCAGTATCGGTCATAAATCCAACTCTTGGTGCTACAGTATATCCAGAACCTGGATTTGTTAAATTTACTGCTTGAACTCTTGATAGATCTTCATTTGGTTCACAAAAATCTACAAGACCACTAATCATAGAACTAACACCAACTGGATTTGTTCCTCCACTTGGAGCAGATGAGAATGCAACTTGAGGTGGATGTGTATATCCAGAACCTCTTCTAGAAACGATAACATTACGAACACCACCATCAACTAACGTTGTAACAGCAGTTGCTTGTGATGCTATTCCAGCAAGAGTCATTGTTTGAATATAACCTTCTTCTTCAACATTATCATCAATAAAGTCAATACCTGTATCCACTTCTTCATCGTTGTAGATGAATAGTTCACATCTTAACTCATAAACATAATTTTTTTGTAATTGATAAAATGGTTTTTCGTGCTCTACATATTTGATCTCAAATAATCTATCACCTAATGGGAAGTATATTAAATCTCCTTCTTTTGGTCTACTTGCTAATTTAACACCTTTTAATGGTTCTATACGCTTTTGTATTTCTTCCTCATATCTTTCTCTTGAGATGATTAATGTCAAATCATCTAACTCTTGAACACCAAACTTGGATAGAAGTGTTCCTGCTCCAGAATATCCATCAAATGTCTCTACATATGCTTCTAAAGGAATAGCATTACCAAAATTGGACCTGGAGACTTCCTCCAATACTGTTTTTTCAGTACCATAAGTCCTTGGTATGTAATAAACTTCCACACCAAACATTTTCAATTGTTCATTCACTAAGTCCTGAACAAGATTTTGTTCTCCTTTAGATCCGTGAAGGAAGAATGGATTAAGTGCCATGTTCCTAACCTATCATATCTAAAGGTGGTAATTCGTAAGTAGAAGACATCTTTTCGATAATGGCATCTATCTCTTTCTGCCCATCATCTTGTATTTGTCTTCCATTCATCTCAATACCGCCTGGTAATTTAACTCCTTGGAACTTACTTAAGTTAATACCCCATTGACGCTTAATTAAAGCAGTCAAATAAGGTTTTAAAAATCTATCATTCCATATTTGATCAGAAGTTGCAGGATCTAATGCTCTATAGCAATCTAAGATTACATATGTCCCAACTTCAATAGACTTCCAATCAATATCAAGATACAACCTATCCTCTCTTTGATTGTATCTTATTTGTTTTTGTGTTGATAACAACCAATCCAAATCCTCAAGATAACTCTTGGTCATTGAATATGTCAATAATTCGGTTGATCCCAAATAATAAATGTCATTCAAGAACAACTGATATTTGATACTGAACATTCCAGCGGAAAGTCCACCACCACCTTCAAATTTAAATACTTTTGATACACCCATAACTGAGGGTGGAACTTTTATATAATTACTATTTTCATACCAATTAAAAGTAACATTACCTTGATTGGGAATATTATCAGTAACAGATGTTGTAGCAATACCTGCTTTACCACCTTCATGAGGATACTCAACTGTACCTCTGTCAACGTCTTCTTGAGTTATTTGATACTTCAAAAATGCTTGAGTAGTACCATCAAAATGACGTTCATGGAATAATTGAATAGCATCATCCACCAGATCGTCAATCTGTTCGTCAGCTACGTTAATCTCCAATACAGGAGAACCAAGTTGCCTCTTGCAATAATCTATTAAAGTTTGGCGACTGGTTGGTTTTGCCATGTTACTTGTCTAATAATTTGCCTATCATATCTTTAATGTCACTTATGTCAGACTTCAATTCTTTAACATCATCTTCAAGAGAAGTTACTCTCTCAACATCCTTTTGTTTTAAACGCCGTAGGGCAAGGTACTTACCATGCCCCTTTTTATCAACGTTTATTATAGCGTTAGAATCTGTATCTCTTAACAGATAACTATGACCCTCAACTTTTAGAAATCGTGGTTCCATATTACGCTAATGCAATCGCTCTCAAATCCCTTATTCTAGGTGGATATGCTTGGTTAGTAGATGTTCCTACAACCTTAACACTAAAGTACCTGAATTCAGGAAGGTTATCTATGGTGAACTCATAATCACTGAACGGAATGTTATCACTACCATGTGCTAGGACATCGGTCTTAGGAATCTTCTTATCAGGAAGTCCAGTATTCTTAGCAATATCAATGATATTACCATTGATATCGAAGTTACCGTATCCAGGGAATGGATAGTAAATTGGTTCAGATTCAAGACTATCAGAGATTGCATAGAATGCTCTAAGGTCACTGAATGTATTCAAGTATGCTGCCAACATAAGTTTAATAGATGTAGCAGAGTTTTCTAATGCAATTGGTTTATTTGCATAGATAAACGCTGTTGGATCATCTAATAATGTTGACGCTCTAGAGTCTCCTGCATAATCAGTAATTGGTTGGTTAACTCTATTACTAATGAGTACCATACCAACTCTATCTAAGTCAATAACTGGAGAGATATCACTATCAGCAGTTGATAAAGTGAATGTTACTTCCAATGACTTATTGCCAGGACGAGAATCTAGTTGCTCAAGTTCATTAACTTTAGATGCGATCATTCTTGGTGCTTCAAGGAATGTGTCATCTTCCATATTAATTGGGACTGATTCAGTCTCAACAAATGAGGATTCTGCACCATCAATACTCCTTGCAGTAGTACCTGTAAGTTCAGCTTTAATCGAGGTATTTGGTAATACCATTGTCTGAACAATAGGTTTAATCGCTTCAAATTGGATGTTCTGTGTTGCATGTACAGTTTCACCACCAGCAGACTTAGACTCATTAATGAATAATTTAGGGAATCCAACACCAGTAGCTCTATCAGTACCAGTTGTACTACCCATATCAAGTTTCAAATAATAAGAATCAAGAGTTATCGGTCTTTCAGGTGTAGCATCTTGTAAACTATGAGTTTTATTAATACGTCTCAATGAGACTCCATTAATCTCATATTTTTCAACTGGTGTCTTATTTGGATATGTAAATGGAATTGTTTGATCAACAGATCTTGTAATTCCAGTTAATGATCCAGCAGCAATACCAGTATAAGAGATGATTTCATCGTTAACCTTAATGTAACCAGGATTGGTAGCAGCAACTCCAACATTTTCAAAGGTTTCAAATCCTTCAGTATTGGCAATACCAATAGCAGCAGAACTAGCATTATTATATTCAGAAGTTAAAGTAGTTGTCTTGACATCTGATGCGACATCGCTAATGACTACCTTGTTAATCCTTTCATGCATACCGTGGTTCTTATGATTCACTTTAATATGCATTCCATCTTCTTCTAATGAATTTAGAGCAAAGTCACTAATCACAACATCAGAACCAAATCCAACGGATACCATAGTGGTGATTCCAGTAGAAGGACTAATGTATTGAAGTGGTTTTGAATTACTAATTTCAAAGTCACCTTGAACGTTATCTAGAACCAAATCATTGATTCCAGTAACTGCACCCAATGATAGTTGCATATTTCTACCCAACTGATCATTACCAATTGTAGGTACTGTTAGAACATCACCAACTTGATATCCAGAACCACCAGCGTTAATGGTTGCAGCAATAGCAACACCATTATTTCCACTAGCAGCACCGATAGTAATATCAGCAGTTGCGTTCTTACCAATTCCACTAAAGGATGCTAAAGCAACATTAGAGAATGTAAATTGATTACCATCTGAAGGTGTATAACCAATACCAGCATTAATTATGCTTAAATCGCCAGTTGCGGAACCACCAGCACCAACATAATCTGCTCGTGCATTACCATCTTTCTGAATAACTGTATTGCCTAGAACTAATCCAGAGGTATTAACAATATCGTTAGTAGATACAATTAACTTCTTAGAATTAAACTCTAGTGAATCTTTAACCAATGTAGCAATCTGATTATTACCTTTTGCTAATTCTGGGTTAAAGAATGACACAGTTCCAGTCTGTTCCATAAATTTAGCACCATAAAGTGTAAATTTAAGGTCTTCATACTGACTTGGGTTCCATGTAGATCCATTCTGTGACTTGAATAGTGAACCAAGCATTGGTTGTGCGGACACAATTACCTGTCTTGATTCTGGTTGCATTAGAGTACTAATGTCAACTTCACCCATTCTAGAAATCCAACATGTATACTCATTGGACTGAGACAGTAGAACTACTGAATGATCAGTTCCAGGTTGTAAGTATACTGGTGATGGGAATGTTATGGTAGTTGGTGTTCCACCATCTACAGATTCAATAATATCTTTAGGTTCAACGATTACCTCACCAAATGGGTATACCTCTTCTGAAGGAACACCAGCAATCATAGGTCTCAACTGTACCGTTACTGGTAGCAGTGGATCTTTTGTTCTGAAGTAAACGTCAATAGATGTTACGAACATTCCACTTCCATTCTGCACTGAGAATGATTGAGCCAGTGGATCTTTACCACCCCTCGCAGGACGTGGAGGTGGTGCAGGAGGATCGGGTGGCCTCGGTGGGGGTGCAGGAGGCACAGGTGGGGGTGGCTGTGGTCTTGGAGGAGCTGGCGATATTATTATTATCGGAGTCGGTGGGATTACAGGTGCTGGCCTTGGGGGAGGACTTGGGGGTGGTGGTGGAGGTGGAGGAGGTGGTGGTAGCGGTACGACACTAGTTTGTGTACTTGTCGTTACTTGCTGTGTAGAGGTAACATCTGTTGCAGGTCTGGATTCAGA